TTAGTTGGCCTTCTTGTTCACTAGTTAGTTTCATGTTCGTCCTCGTCTGCCGCTTCTTCATTGGCTTTAAAAGTATTTAGCATATCTTTATTTGCGTCTGCTTCAATCTTGGTTAAGGCCACGGCCGTCTGCATAGATAGTTGGTCATACTTAAACTGCATGTCAGATATTTCTTTGTGCCCTTTCTCTACCAACTTAGCCTGCTCTATAGTGGCAAGTAATTGTGCAATCTTACCTTCAAAAGTATGCTTATCTATCTCACGTTGATGCTTAGCCAGTTCTAACTGAGCTTTAACTTGCACATTAGCTTGCTGTGCTTCTGCAGTAGTAGTGGCAGCCTGCGCCAACTGAGCTTGGAGTTGAAACTCTTTAAGTTTTTCATCCATTAATTGTTGTTGCTGCTGTTGATTCTGTTGAGCAGCTGTTTGTGTGGCTTGTTGACCTTCTTGTGAGTTAGGGTCAGTGAAGTACTTACCAGCACCATTCAAGCCAGAGAACTTACAGAAATCATCAAGTGCCGCATATACTTTACTGGGGTTGGTTAGTGCTTGACCAGGAGTAGCAATTATCTGCGCTTGTACTTGCTGTATTTTCTCAATGGCAGTTAGTTTAGCTCTAGTATCGCCAGTGCCAGTGCCAACTCTAACAGTACTCTTAGACCGTTTTGGCCACTCAGAAGGATTAACTTTAACCCATTGGCCACGGTATTGGAAGTCTTGTATTGTATCTACGTGCTGTGTCACTAAATCACGAATTTTATTACATAGTGGTTTAATACCAGTTTCGCATATCACACGAATAATTAGACCAACTAACTCTTCTTTGGCATTCATCATACGATCAATACCTTGAGAGCCAACTCTATCGCCAACATTTTCTGGTGAAGCTGAACCATCAGAAGATACACCAGTTCTGCCGGCACGTACTTCATCTAAGTAACGCATCATGCTAAATGCGGCATCACCAATTTGTGGTGTCTGCAAAGGTGTTATTGCGTCTAATCTTTTAGCCCTAATAAGGCCACCTGGACGGCTAACGAGCAAATCATCAATATTAACTTGGCCCTCCAGAATAACATTCCTTTGGTTGTTCTGTAAGTACATATTGTCCATGATGTTTCTAATAATAGCAGTCTTGTTGTCCTGTATTTGTTTGAGACGATCATAGATTGATAAGCCTTGAAATTTGTGCGACATTAAAATAGCAGTGGTGGCTACCCAAGGATTGCTATCAATAGGTTCTGTACTTAATATAACTGTTGGATTTAGCACTCCACCAACTGTTACTTTAACTCGTTCTGTAATGCCGTCACCATCTAAGTCTAGTTTAAGATAGCACTCGCATATCTCTACTAACTTATTAGCTTCGTCAGCAGATGTGACTGATGGTATAAGTGTTGGCTCATTTTGATACGAAAATCTATACGATGAACGTATCAAGTCGGACTGCATTATGTGCACAATATCGTCTTCTTTAAATCCTTCTTCGCGTAAATCACTTAATGACTTATTCATTATGTGACTAGTGAACCGTGCGTTCTCCAAACTTATAGAGTTATGTTGAGAGTTTACTCTAAACTCTTCTGGGGCAACTGGTACTACACAAACTTTACCATCTTTTATAGTGACCGCTATTTTGACATCAAATACTGGTACTTGCTGACCAGTAGTTGGGTCTTGTGCTAAGTCTTGTGACATGCTAATGATTTTTACATTTTCATCAGCGATGATCATTTGCATTTGATCTTCTGTGAGACCAGTATAATTATAAGTTTTTACTTCAGTAGTATCATCATAGTATACCTTAAGTAGACCATTGCGCTGCAATAATGCATCTTTTACAAACTGGTGTATTAAAGTAAAACCTTCATTTTGTTTCATTAATACGTCATAGACGTACTGTGACTCAATATCGGCTTGTAGTTCGTCTTGCTGGTTTAATGGGTCAAATATTACTACCTCATTATTCTGAGTAAATGACTTCATTATTTGTGGTATTATCCACTCAATAGCATCAGCTACATCAGTAGACGTTATAGTAGAACGACCTTCTGTTTCAGTACCATTAGGCAATCCCATATAGTATGCCAGAGGCATTCTTAGCGACTCTGGATTAGTAGTAGTTACGTTGGCATTACTGAGTTCATTCTCAATAATGCTAAGTATATCTACGTTAGTTAGTTTTGCTTTTTTAGCCATTATTTTCCGTACCTATTTATTGCATGCAGTACCATGTCGGGTTGAGCTAGTCCACCTTTGCGTAAAAGTTCTATTAAAGACTTTGGCGACTGGCTTTTTATCTGTTCATAACTAACTAAAGCTCTAACCTGTGCAGCTCTGGCACTCTCTTCACCAGGAGAATTTACATACTTTTCTAATGAGTCTACATTGCTATTTCCGTTAGCTAGCCCATAGTTATCTTGTATGGCATGTTGTAGCTCATGCAAAATACTGCTTAGATAGTCTTTGTTATTTAAATAGTTAACAGTAATGTTGTCTACGCTCTTTTCTGGTGTTTTATTAACACTGCGCATTTTTTCTAGCATTGTCTGCGGGTGCCCAGTAACATGTGATGTTGCTACACCACTTAAACCGTCAGGTATATTGTCATATTTAGTACCAAGTATATTAACATCCTGCAGGCTAGGCATGTTCCTAAACAACTCTGGGTGCTGCAGTATACTGCCTGCTGTACCCATTTGCGATATACCGACACTGTCTATTTTATTATTTTTTAGTGATGATGTATTATCTGGTATTTCTCCTATTAACGCAGTGCGACCATTGGCCATAGGAGTTTTATAAAGTCCGAATTTTTTCCACACCTCGTCATCTGTCTTACCTGCACCTAACGCCATTGCAGCTTTACTAGCATTTGCATATGGGTAATCCGGCATGCCAGGAACTAGTGGGCTGGCTTCGGCACTGCCAAACGGACTTAGCATATGCATAAGTGTTTCTAGCGTACTAGCCATGTCCAAAAGTGCTCGGTTCGTAATACTTAGGGTCTATTACAACAACGTCTTCTTTAACCATAAAAAACGTACTTGGTGTAGTCGGGTCAGCTGAACCACTTGTTCGACCCTCTTGGTCTGCCCAATCCCAACCAACTGAAGAAGGTTTCACGCCATTCAACCACTTCTGTACTGAAATAAATGCACCTCCGCCTTTTCCGATGTAGGCTGTGTGCATTGCGTCTGGCAATACGCGAACGTGGTCCCATAATGCTCTATCCTCATGTCGAAAGCCATTAACTTCAAACGCCACCTTGCCACTAACTGTAACCTCGTAGCTATCTACGTTAGGATGGCAATGAGCCTTGATTATAGCATCTTCTTTGATGATGAACAACTGAACCTGGTACTGGCCAGAACGGTATAAAACCAAACCTGACAAGTTGCCAGAGAAGTCTAGCATGTCCTCCAACGGTGGCTCAATAGGCTTGAGCGTTAACCAGAAGTGTAGGAATGCTGTTAGTTCGCAAAATGGCACTGACATACTATGGTAAATTGTCCCAGCCAGCAAACCAAGCTAACTCTGCAGCAGAGCCCTGGTAGTTGGTTGTGTGCGGGTTAGTTGTGCGTAATGCACCGGCTACTGCTGCACGTCTGCCATCACCCCATGCACGATTTAGTTTACCATTGTTTTTGTAAAGTTTACCTGACATTATACTACGCCTCTATCTGATTGCGAATAGTCTATGGGCTTGTTGTCAAACCCACCAATAACTCTTGAGTCACCACATGCGCCAAGGAACAGATACTGCATGGCATCACCTGCGTGTGAGTACTTACCCTTGTCTGGCACGTCTTGAAACCGCTCCATGCCAGTTACTTGCATTCTTTTGTACTTGTAGCCACCACCGCATGCCTTGCGTACAGTAGGAGCACTGGAGTGTACTCTGAAAGCTGGCTGACCACTGAAGTCTAGCCTCATCATGTAGTCGGCCGGTACTTCACGACGTATGGTGAAATCATTAGTGTACGTCGGCACTGCGAAGATACCTTGGTTGTCAAGTATCTGGAACGGTGTAACCTCATCGGTTTGCGCTCTACCCATACCAGCTGGGTCAGCGAATATCTCGACGTCCTTAAAGTCAGCGTAGGTAGTACTTAGCTTCTCATGAAGTAGCTTGCCAAACGACATCGCACCCATGTCAAACGTGCAAAGCTCATCAAACACCACCATCGCACCTGACGGTGTCTTCTGACCAATAACTGCTGCGGGCGTTAGACCAAAGTCAATGCCAACAGAGAGCTTGCGTGTTGGGTCTGGCTTGAACGGTGTTGTAACACTGTGCACCTCATCTTTGTACTCTGGCCACACTGGTCTGCCATCTGCAATGAAGCCATACTTGCCATGGACGTACACGTTAACCCACATAGGAGCCTTGCCTGCCATCATGTTCTTATAGTAGTTACGTGGCAGGTTCTCAATGTTCTCAGCCTCTGGCGACGTGCCAGACGGTTGATGGAAGTGCTTGTGGTTGTCTGGTTGTAGCTCCTCAAACAGAGTGTACCACCAATGATCTGAGTCAGGTGGGTTAGTGTCCATTATGAGACCAAAGAACGTAGGCTGTACACCAAGTACTGGTGGAGGATAGCGACCTACACGACCTTGTACCATGTCAACCACTGACTTGGCTATCTCTCTAGCCTCGTTTATCCATGCTGCCGTAATCTCTAATGACAGAAGTTTCTTAATGTCGTCTGGCTTGTCAAGAGCACGAAATAGAAACTCTGCTTGCATCGTAGTGCCATCTGCAAGTGGTTGGTCCATAGTGAACGTCATGTTTAGTGACGAGAAATGGCCAGAGTCTTCTTTTATCCATGTAAAGAACGTTGCTATAGTGGTATCTAATAGTTCGCGATACGTGTTACGTATGATCGCGAACTTAGTACGTCTAATGCCTTCTTTGTCAGGTTCTTGCTCCATAGCAATCATGAGCAACTCTAGTACGCATGTGACTGACTTACCACTACCAATCGGACCAAGGAGTGCTCTCACGAACCCAGAGTCAATGTCTCTGGCTTCATGGAACTTACGTCCTGTTGGTGATGGTGTGTAAATCATTTCTGCCATGTAGTACTCCGTGATTTAAC